TCCGACTGGAGGCTACGAAACGACGAGGAGGCGGCCTTCACTCCGGACGTGAGTCCGGACGTGGACGCGGTGAATACGGCCGACACTTTTCCGATCGACGCCACACTAGCCTCCTTCCTTGGTCCAGCCCTTCAGCTTCTCCGCGATCTCGTCCTCGGTCATCTCCCGGTCGGGGTCATAGTTCGGAAGGAAGAGATCCACAAAGTCGGACCCCGGCTTCGCACCGAGGGCCGCGATCGTGAACATGGTCGCCCGTGCCTCCCGGAGCCAGTCCTCGCCGAATGGCTCGACGCGGTAGTACGCGATCCACTTGTGGAGCTGGTCGAGAGTTAGTTCGCGTTTCCATTGTTCGACGTTCCCGATCCCTAGGTGGGCCGCCAGACGGTAGACGAATCGCTCGACGCGTCCCGTCTGGCTTCTTAGTTTTTTTCGATCTCTCCCACGACCTGGTCGTCGGATAGTAGGACCGTCAGCCAGGCCTTCTTGTAGAGCCACATCACGCGACGGTGGCTGGCGAGCATGACCTTCGACGCCTCGGCTCCGAGCGGCTTTCCGCTCGCGTCGCAGAGGCAGGTGGTCAGCGTCTTCGCGATCAGGTCGGCAGGAGGAGCGCCGCCGTTTAGTTCTTTGTGAGTCATCGCCAGGCCGTGCCATTCGGCGAACGTCGGATAGCGGAAGTAGACCGGCTCGCTATAGCCTGGCGGATTCACGAGGAGCGTTTCGGAGATATTGTCTAGGAGGCTCATTGTCCCTCACCTGTCAGTTTGAAAACGGCCTGGCCCACGAGAAACTCGCCGACGCTGCCGGTCACATCGAAGGTCTCGAGGTAAGCCGGTCTCGACAGCGACCCACCTTCGAACGACACCGAAACGGTCCCACGGGAGCCGATCTGGGCGTTCGTGTAAGGAGGGCACCCGTAAAGTGTGACCTCGACCGTCCCCGGATCAATCGCGACACAGTCGTAGGTTTTCACGATCCGGGCGTTCGCGCCGGAGCCGACGACCTCGCTCGTAATGTTCGTCTTCTCGACGAACACGGCGGCACCTGGAGATGCTCGCCAGCGAGTAACACGGCCCAGAGTCTGTCCGGCGAACGAGCAGGACGAGCCCTGCGACGAAGGAGTCGGCATCGTGACCGGCCTCCCTTACGTCAAGCCGCGTAGTCGCTCGTGTAGTTGGCGGACCACTTCTTCAGCTCGCCGACAGCGTCGTCGCTCGTGGAGTCCATACACTTACAGGTGACCCCCTCGGCCGTGATCGTGGTCCCCTTCGTGGGCTTCGTGGCCCCCAGGCCGTCGATCGTCACCGTGACGATCGCGCCGGTGTTTCCGTTCTGGCCGTAGTCGGTCATTCCGTTCTCGTAGACCCGCGTCCCGCCGTGAGCGATCGAAAGCGTCGAGGCGTCGAGCTGCGGGGTCACGTCAGACTTCCGCGAGACCTTCACGGAGACCTTCGTCGCGCCGGAAACGCCGAACGCGTTGAATCCCTGCGAGCTGGTGAACGTTACGGGATCTGGCACGTCTACGGCTCCTTATGTCGCGGGCGGATAGTAGGAGAACTCGACCGAAAACGTTGCGTATTTTCCGACCTCGTAAGACTTCTCGAACGACTCGCAGATCCAGCCGGTCGTAGTGGCGGCAGCCGTGATCGCGAGCGTGGTGTCGCTCTTCAGGTTGCCCGAAACGGAGACCGTCTTCGTCGCGGTGTTCGTCCCGCCTTCGATCAGCGGAGGGGCCGCATACTGTCGCGTCGAGTCCCCGAGGACCGTCACGTCTTCCTTCGCGGTCGCCCCGGCCGTCTCGATGTCCTTCAGGGAGATCGTCTTCGCGCCGGACGGAATCGTCGGGCCTGGCGAGGTTAGCGTGGAGATCGGCATAGTCTGCTCCTGGGTCGGACGTGGTCGATTTTATGGGGTGACGTGCGGGGCGAATCTCACTCGGCCCAGCGGATCTCGACCGACAACTCGACCGTGTAGGTCGGCGTCTCGCGGCCCTCCAGGTAGTCGGGCTGACCGTCTCGCTCGTCGAGAACTAGGCAGTGTTCGACCGTCGTCCCGTCGGCGGTGCCGGCGTACTTGTGGATCGCCGCGGTGATCTGGCCGGCGAGCGTCCAGGCCTGGACGTAGTCGTCGGCGTAGACAGCCACTAGGAACCGGGCGACAGGGTTGACCTGGTCGGCGACCGGCGTGTCGTCGAACGTGTCAGCGAGGACCTGCTCGCGGCCCGTCGCCTCGCGGGCGTAGATCGTGAAGGGAGGCGACTGGGTGCCGGTCATCCCGACCGGCCAGGCCGTGGCCGACGTGGCGTCCTCGATCGCTTCCTTTAGCCAGACGTGCGGGGTGCCCATGGATCAGCCTCCGTAACCAGGATTCTTTCCGGACCCCAGCTCGGCGGCCGCCTTCTCCAGGCCGACCGCCATCTCCTCGGCGAGCCTGGAGGCCGCGACCGGCCCAAACTCGGCCAGCGTCTTCTCCATCATCTGGTAGGCCTTCACGCCTCCAGACGTTCCGAACTGAAGCCAGATCGCCTTCCGGCTCTCGAATGACGCCTTGTAGCCGAGGACGCCGAAGACAAACGAGTCGAACGCCCCGTTCTTCCCCGACTGCCCTGTTCGTACAGTCACGGCACGACGGAGGGCTCCGGAGGACCGAGGCTTCTCGCCCTTCTTGCGGCGACCGCGACGCGTGCCGAGCGGCGGCGTGTTCTTCCGAAGGATCGGAACGGCAGGCCGAAGAAGGCGACGCATCGCGGCCTTCAGGTGCTTCTTCGCGATGTGCTTCGGAAGGGCACGGTAGGCGTTCATCATCGCGCCGATGTGCTGGTTCGCGTCGTAGCTGTTCGGCTCGAACGAGCTATTCCACGAGAGCGAGATCATGCGACCTGCTCCTCGACGGTCAGCTCCAGGTCCTCGCGGTTCCCCTGCTCGACGACGGCCGAGATGTAGAGCAGCCGGTCGCCGCGGGCGAGCCAGCGGAGCCGCTGGTCACCTGCCAGCCCGGAGCGGTAACGCGTGTAGACCGTGGCCGAGATCCCGCCGCCGACCTGCCCGCGTCGGGCCTGCTCGTTGTAGCTCGTTGCCTCGTAGGAGCCGAAGATCGTCGCGACCGCCTCCCAGGTCTCGACGGTCCCGCCTGCCGCGTTCCTGGTGCGGACGGGCCGCTCCAGGACGAAGACTTCGCGGTAGCGGCCGGCAGCTCGTGCCATTACCAGCCTCCGTTCCACGAGCTGGCCGCGAGGAGCGTCTCGAACGCCATGGGCAGCTCGCCCCCGCCTTCGGTGTTCAGGACGCCACGATTCTCGAACGAGTGGTTGACGTAGGCCAGGAGGGCCGAGCGGATCGTGGGCTCGATCACGCCGCCAGGAGCGACGCCTCCCCAGTAGACGACGACGACCTTCGAGGTCGTCGCGGTGTCGAGCGTCAGGGTCGCCGGGAATGCGTCCTGGTCGACCTCGTAGTCGCCGGCCGCGAGGGCGACGCCGTCGACGGTGACGGTGATCGGGTAGGTTGCCGAGATCAGGACCGGAGGGGCCGGCAGGTCGAGCACGTCTCCGCCCGTCTGCCACGTCGCCCGATACTGGGTCGCGACGAGCGTAACCGAGAGCCGCCGCTCGATCAGCCGCCGGGCGGCCGCGATTTTATCCAGGAGGAACCGATCGTGTTCAGTCTGGTCCTGGGCGAGCGAGACCTGGGCCTTCGCGTCGGTGAGCGTCACCGGCTCGACGATAGGCCACTGGAGGACGCGGATCGTGTCGGGCTTCGCCATGCTCGCCTCCGGAGGTCCATATAGTCAGAGAGCCGGGGCCGGCATCCCTGCCAGCCCCGGCCCCCGAGAATCACATCGTCGAGGGTCAGGCCTTCGCGAGGCGACCCACGAACTCCGGAGCGTGGTTGCTCACACCGAACCGGGTGTTCGCGACGTAGAGCACCTGGCGATTCCGCATCAGGATCTCGCGGCCCGCTTCGATCTCGAGGCCGCTATCCTTCAGGCCGATCGCCGTCGACATCGCGAAGTCGCCGTAGAGGGCGAGCGTCGTGGAGGGGAGACCCTTCACGAGGTAGACCGGAGCACCGAAGATCGTCGGCACGACCCGGCCGCCGCCGACCGTGAGGGTCGTCTGCTGAGCGGACCAGATCTTCATCAGGTCGACCCAGCCGGCACGCGAGCAGACCCAGGAGGCGGTCCCCATCGCGGCCTCGTCGACCTTACCGACCACGTCGGCCAGGTTCGCGAGGCTCGTCGCCGTGGAGCCGGCCGCGACGGTGATCGTGTTGCCGGCAGCAACCGCAGCCGCGAGGCCACCGATCGTCGGGTTCGACGCCTGGCCCGCGAGCCAGAGAGAGTCCATCTTCTGAGCGTAGGCCAGAGCGAACCGCTCCGCCACGAGGCCGGCCACGTCGAGCGGCGAGTCCTCGATCAGGCTTCGCGAGATCGCGACCGAGCCACGCATCTCGTACATGGTCAGGGCACCGACCGAGGTCACGAGGTCCTGATCAGTGGTCGCCGTGCCTTCGGCCACGAGCGAAGCGGTCGCGTCGCCGACCTTCGGGAAGTCAACCTTCTGGCCGCGGGGCCGGACGACCGTCGCGAGCTGGAGAGCGACCGACGCGTACTGGAGCCGGTTGACGATCGCGCCGTACAGCTCTTTGTAGACGTACTCGGCACCGATCCCGTCATAGGTGCTGGAGGTCTCGCCCATCGCTCTGGTCTCGCCCGTGTAGAGGGCCTTCAGGTACGAGCCGACGGCCTCGGCAGCACGCCGCGAGCTGAAGAGCTTGATCCCGCTCCGCACGTCGGCGGGCTCCTGGAAGTCTTCGACGGCAGCCTTCTCGGCAACCTTCGGCGACGAGGCCGAGCCGGTCACCTTCCGGAGGCCGGCGAGCTTCTCGTCGAGGTCCCGCTCCGAGCCGGCGTCCTTCGACACGATGTCGGCCTTCGTGATCAGGCCCGCGAGTCGCTCCTCGATCCGGGTCCGCTCCTCGTCGTTCGAGGGCTCGACCGATCGGAGGGTCTCGATCTCGGTGGCGATCTGGGCGGCTTCGTCCTGGAGGCGAGCGAGTCGTGGCGACGGCATGGGTGATCCCTTCGTGTGTCGTGTGGTGTCCTTACCGCACATCACGATACGAGAGGCCACCGCGGCAGAATCTCGCGGAGCGTTCTACGGTAGGACGGTCAGCGACACGTCCCCGACGTGCATGTCTTCGCACGCTCCGCGACACATCGCGGGCACTTACAGCCGCAGCGTTGCTCGATCTTCCCGTCGGGCTTCCACACTCCGCGGACGCACGTCTTCCCGCAGTCGCAGACCTGCGGCGTCGGCGACGGCGGAGCCGGAGCGTCGACGAGCATCGAAGCCCGAGCGGCCGACACGGCCGCGGCGGCCTTCGGGGCCTCGAGGTCGACGGACCTCGGGTCCGAAGAGAGCCAGACCAGGAAGGCGATCAGGGCATTCCAGATTCCGGAGAGCATCACCATCCCCTTCCGTTGTGGATGATCGGATAGCCGTCGTCTCCGATGTTCGCAGCCCTGGCGACGTGGTGGTCCGGCTGCGGCTCTTCGGGAGGCTTCTCGGCCAAGAGGGCAACCCAGAGCAGGCTACGAGCGGCCCTGGCGATCCACCGCACGACCGGCCGGTCGGCGGGCTTCGGCGTAATGTCATGCGACGAGGCGAGCCAGTAGCCGACGATCAGGGCGACAGCGACGGCGGCGAGCGTTCGGCGATCCATGGGATCCTCACGGGGCGAGTGTGAACGTGTGTGGAGCGAACCAGTCGGCGATCGTTTCGGGCGGGGCCGGCGTCAGCCAGTTTCCGTTATGGAGATCGCGCCAGCCGAAGCCACTGACCGAGCCGACCGCGAATGAGTCCTTCGCCCGGAGCATGGATTCCACGACGGGCCGCGTCACCCAGAACGAGCCGTCCGGCTGGTCGGCCGGGAACTTGCCGCGGTAGGTGATCCATCGGGGTCCCCAGCTATTCAAACACAGGAGAGCGTCCGACGGTGATCCGTTCGCCTGGTAGCGGACCGCGACAAAACACATCTGGTGAGCCCACTGGCCGGAGGCGGCCGCGTAGCCCTGAGCGTCGGTCGTGCTCGCGAAGCCTTGCATCGAAGCCACAGGCACGGGGAACCCGGCCTCGATCGCGGCGGCCGCCTCGCCCCAGGTGGTCACGAGGGCGACATGGGCGGCCGGGTGCTTCTTCGCGATCGAGTCGAGCTTCCCGCCGTCTCCCTGGCCGCCACATCCGTAGTTGCCCCACTGCTTCGCACGGTCGGCCGAATACGCTGACAGGTCGTATCGTTCGAACTTCTCGCGGTAGATCACGCCCCAGTCGCGGACCCAGCGAGCCGCGGCGGCCCCATAGGATCCGTCAGACCAGCCGCCGGTCCCTTCGGCCTTGTTCCGGGCCTCGACGCGAGAGCCTCCATAGATCGCCTCCGTGCTCGGGAACGACGGAGGCTCCGCGAGGCGACCCGTCTCCCAGTCGATGGCTTGGGCGATCCAGACTCCGTGAGCCCATCCCCAGGAAACACAATCCCCAATTCCCTGGCGTTCGCAGACCCAGGGCTTCCCGTAGCGGGCCAGGTGAGCGCGAACCGCGGAGCGATACAAAAACGTGTCGACGCCTTTGGCCTCGCGGACCGTCTCGGCTCCGGCATCGCGAAAGAGCGGCTGGGGCAGCTCCGCGAGGAATCGCTCGACGCCTTGCGGGTCTGGACGGTAGCCGAAGTTTTCGTCTCCGGACCAGCCGGCAGGGCCGGGGCCTCGGCCGAGGCCGGCGACAATCGCGGCGGCCGCGAGCCCCAGGAGCAGAGCGACGGCGAGCCAGCGGAGAGCGTTAGCGGGAGGCATCGGCGGCAGCCCTCGCGATTTCACGGTAGGCCGCGACCCACGCGGACCGCTGGGCCGGCGTCAGCGGACCGCCGGACGTGCCGGCCGTCGCGTCCAGGTGTTGTTTGATCGCCTCGCGGGCTCGCGGGTGCTTCTCGCCCAGCGAGACGCCGCGACATCGCAGCTCTCGGGCACGCTGCCGCAGATCGTCGACGGCGACGCCTGTACGGATCAGCGGCTCGGCCTGCATCGAATCCCATTCGATCTCTGAGGCCAGCTCTTCCATCAAGGCCGACACGGTCGCAGCGTCGGCCGCGGCGTCGGGGCCGACGAACGTCCCGCGGAGGTTGAAGCCTGGGGCCGGGCCGGGGGCCGGCTGCGGCGTCGGGGTCGGTGGAGCGGACGAGCCCCACGCGAACGCGGCCGCCGCGAGAAGGGCAGCCCCGGCGACGTGTCGCCGTTCCAGGGTCGGCAGCGACACGTCGCCGATGTACTTGGTGAACTTGTCGCCGGCGAACGCATAAGCCGCGGCGGCGATCAGGAGGGCGACGATCATCGGGCGAGCCTCACGAGCGGAAGGAGCTGCTCGAGCACGCCGCCAGCGAGAGCCAGGACGAGCGACCGGACGGCCGGACGGGCGACGAGCCAGATCGGGTAGAGCGTCACCGGGACCGCGTAGTCGGCAACGGCGTCGAAGAGCCGGGCGACCGCGTCGAGGGCCATGAACTTCTTTTCCCGCCCGGAGAGCGTCGCCACCGAGTCGAGGGCCGAGACGACAAGCCGAAGGAGCGCGAGGAGCAGCTCGCCGAACTCCGACCAGGTCAGGCCGTCGGAGGCCTCGGCCTTCGCAGACGCGATGTAGGTGGTGATCTTGTCGAGGAGGCCCGGCTGGTCGACTGCTTCGGTGATCGGAACGGTTGTGATACTCATCGTTTCCTTCTCCACACCTGGGCGGCCGGCACGACCTGGCGGCGACGTTGCCGGCAGGTCTGACACTCGACATATCGGACCTGGCGGTCGCCGGCCCGCTTGCTCGACTCGACGCGGCAGCGGCCGCCGCAGGTCGTGCATAGGCTCATGTCTTCGTTCCGACGAGAACCATGTCGTAGGTGGCCGCCAGCGTGTTGCCGGAGATCGAATACGCGATCACCTTGTCGATCGGAGTCGCCGTCGAGGAGCCCTCGACGTTCGACACACCGACCGACCAAAGCAGGACGCCGCCGGGATGAACCTCGGCGCTCCAGTAGGGAGTCGACGACGAGTCGGCGAGCATGATCCCGAGGAACTGGGCCGCGCTTGTGTTCTTCACATAGAGAAGTCGGACCTTGTCGATCGACGCGGTGTAGGTCGTGCCCGACTGGGTCGGCACCGTCACCGACGAGAGCGTGGTCGTATCGGTCCCGGAGGTGGCGACGCTGCCCGACTTCCTGATGTAGATATTCGCCTGGCTCGCGCCGGTCCCGTTCGCGAAGGCGATATTCTCCAGCACGACAGACGAGTCCGACACAGCCCCGACGGTGAGCGTGTTCGTCAGATCGCAGTCGATCCGGAGGAGTCCGGAAACGGTCAGAGCGGATGGCATAGCGTCCTCGTGTTATCCGGCGTTGATTCGCATTCGGGCGACGGCGGCCGCGGCGGCAGCCTTCGATCCGGCGAGCGTCGAGACCTTGAACGAGCGAGCCGCAGGAGCCGGGGCCTGGGCGGCGACGATCCCCTCGGGGTAGTCGTCGACCCACACGTCGACCGCGATCCCGGCCGCCGAGGCCGCGTCGCGCTTCTGGGTGTCGGTCCCGCACAGGATCAGGTCGCCAACTTCGAGGTCCGCGAACGCCAGCCGCAGCTCCTCGCGGTTTTCGTCGGTCGCCTCGCGTCGCGAGATACATACGACGCGGTTCCCGGCGGCCGTCGCCATGTTGACGAACGACCGCCAGAGGCCAGGGGCCGCGGTGTAGGTCCTGTCGTAGTCGAGCGAGATCACGAGCCCGCGGCCCTCGGCCCTGTGGTGGACGAGCCCTCGGGCTTCGCGCCAGGCCGACAGGGACCGAAGGCCGACGGAACTGTTTGGATACGCGGCGTGGGTCACCGGCGACACGTCAAAGATCGCCGCGTCGGTGATCGTCCTGGTGACGTTGCCGGCGGGATCCTCGTCCCAGGTCTCGCCTCGCGGGTCCGGCAGCGAGAACGCGAAGGACGATCCGAAGATGTAGCCCTCCCGGATCAGCGGCAGGACCTCGGCAGTCGTCGGCGTGCCGACCGGAGGCGTCGCTCGGAACACGAGGCCCTTCTCGTTCTCTTGGATCTGGAGTGTGCCGTTCGTCGTCCGGCCGAGGACGGCGGAATCCATGTGATTGTATTTCGCGACCACGTCAGCAGCGCCTCGCGGATCGTTCGGCGAGCGGTCGAGCCACTTCCGGAACGCTCCGGGCATAAAACGCTCTTTGAAGCCTCCGAGATCGACGCTCCATTT